AAAGAAAACAATGAGAAATATACATAAGGAAAAATGTTCTTACATTTGGAGAAAAGAATATAAATAAAAAACAAGGGGGTGAGATTCCCCTTTTTTTTTGCTTCATAAAAAAATAAATAAAAGATTTATTATAAAAAGGCACTCTATTATAATAAATTTACTATATTTGTAAGGTCAATAAGACGTAACTAAAACAAAACAAGATGAACACTTTTACAATTTTATTTAAAAACGCACAAGGAGAATGGATTACAGAAATTATGGAATTAAAATTTCATTCAGTACAAGATGTAGTTATTTGGTTTGAAGATATTTTCGGATTACGAATTGCATCAATTTCTAAGCATTAAAAACAAAGGGGGTGAAATTCCCCCATTTTACATAACTAAAACAAAGCAAGATGAAGATTAAAATTGTAAAAAACGTTATTGAGATTCAGAACATTTTAAGAAAAGCAAAAATAAAAAGCGAAATTGACATTACTCTTAACGGAACTTACATTTACGCTTATAGGGCAAACGGAAGCGTTAAGCCGTTTAAGGTATCTGAAAATATAAATCACGTTAATCAATGGGTTGATTTCTACCAGTCTGGAGAAATTGAGATTTAAAAGTTATGCGTTAAGCGGCTAATCTGTCCATATTCAGGATGATGAATGAAGGCTTCAATGGCAACTTTTGCGCCTGTTAAGCCTTTGTTGTTATGCCACAAATCAGCCGAACTAGGCGAGCGTAAAAACTCAACGGTCATCCCAATAAAATCAGCACCAGACATAAATTTGTAATACTGCTTATGATGGATATGGTGTAAAAAAGCATAACGGTATGTTGTATCAGCCCACATTTTCGGTTGTTCGTGTGCAGCTAGATATGGTATTTTATCAATCTTTGCTCCATCACCGTGACTAAAACTCAATAGATTTTTGCCGTAAATGGTGTACTTTCTATGTAGGTTTGAAACGTTACACGTCACGTTTTCATCATTATGGAAAAAGCAACTAACTGCATCGGCTAACATAAACCCAGACATATAATCGTGGTTTGAAGGGCAATGCAAAATTTCTACTGGAGCAATCGTTGAAAGCCTTTGAATAATTTTGCAGTAAACGATTCGAGCTAGTTTGAAATTATCATACCAAATACCATCGGTTTCTTGGCTAGTCCCTTTTGTTGTGCTTCCAGTTGTATTGTCGGTGTGAAGCACGTCGTTTCCAATCACAAAAAACACTTTATCAATATTGTAAGGTCTTGATTTATCAATCAAAGATTCTGCGCCTTCAATGGCTCTGTCAACAGCAAGTTGAACATTATACTCCTCACCTGTTCCGTCTTTGGTTGATAGTTTACCAATGTGTAAATCTGCAATGTCTAGGATTAAGCAGTGCGAGTCTTTTATTGGTTTTCGCTTGTATTTTTTTACTGGCTTTGAAAACTCCTGCATCTCAGCAATCATCTCATCTTTTATAAGGTCATAATCCACAACCTCATCTTTAAAATCTAAATTCTTAACAAGGGTAGAGGTTCCTGTTTCTTTGTCCTTTACCCACGCAACCTTCCAAGAGTTGGAAGTAATGTTATTTCGGTGGAGTGATTCGTCAATAATTGAATCACCATCAGGTTTTTGCCATTGCTTTAGCTTATATCTAATTCGTCGGTCAGGGTCACGAGAAGGAAACTTTCCGTAAATTGCCTCTAAAGCATTTATAATTTTACGACTTCCAAAACCTTGATTAGCTAAATCTAAAATCTCATTTTTGTAATTGTCCCAAATTATTTTATTATCGTGGCTTAAATGATGCTTTTGCATTTACTTGATTTTCGGCAATATACAATAAAAAGAAATTAATTAATTTGTCAAGTAGTTGTCAAACTTGTTATATTTGCCCTTAATCTAATAACTAAAAGATGAATAAAGAATTTGAAAAGCAGGAGCAACAGCTCCAATTAATGATTGCCAAAGTGGGAATGCCGCCACGTTATCCTTATATAAATAAGATAAAGGAAAAGCATCCTGAGTTGAGCGAAGAAAGAGCAAACGAATTGCGACAAACTTGGAACGGAAGGCGATATCACAAAAATGATATTGAACTTTTAATTTGGGTATGCAAAAATTTCAAACAGTCACTAATTTAATTTAAAACAAGATGAAAAAGCAAGATTTAGCATTGATTACAAAAGAGGACGTAAATACATCTGGTCAGTTGATTTTTAACGATTTTCAGCTTAATACGATATTGAACAAAACACCTGCTCAATACATCAAAAAAAGACCTGCAAAAGGTGGAGGTACTTGGGATTATGTAACAGGTGGTTACGTTCGTAAATGCCTAAATTTAATGTTTGGTTGGGATTGGTCGTTCGACATTCTGGAAGAAAAAGTACTATTTGGCGAGGTGGTAGTGAAAGGTCGGCTAACTTGCAATATCGAGAAGGATGGCAAAATTCGAACTATTAACAAAGTTCAGTTTGGCAATAAAGACATTATGTATAAGAGGCAACCTGCAGCCGATGGAACTAAAATTCCTTTAAGCATTGGCAATGATTTTAAATCAGCTGCAACCGATTGTTTAAAGAAATGCGCTTCTGAACTTGGAATTGCTCAAGACATTTACAATAAAGAAGATTTTCGACCTGTTAAGGTTACTAATGATGCTGAAATTAAAGAGCAGCTTGAAAGCCTTTTTCAAGAGAAAAGAGAAGCGTTAACCGAAACAGAAATAACAGCAATAGAAGAAATTATTATGAATGAGGTATCGGCTGAATACAAGAGAACCGTTAACAACCTAAAAAGAAAATAAAAGATTTATTATAAAAAAGGCGATTTGTATAATAATTGTTCTATATTTGTTTCAGCAAAGAAGCTAAACAAAAACAAAAACAAAACAAGATGACTTACGAAATAGCAAAAGAAATAGCAAACGGAAACACAGATTTATTAAACGTAACATTTGTAACTCTTGTAAAAATGGCGCAAGATTCAGGGATGAATAGAGAAGAGGCAAAAAGAGAAGCAAAAGCAATATTAAATTGTATGGTTAATGCTTGGAATAAAGTAAATTAAAAAAAACAAGGGGGTGAAATTCCCCCATTTTACATAACTAAAACAAAGCAAAGTGAAAAACAGGACAGGAACATTTTCAAGCAGCGCAATTTACAAACTTGTAAAGAGCGGCAGAAGTAAAGACCAAAATTTTAGCGCAATCGGATTAACCTACATAAAAGAGAAATCTTACGAGGTCAGACTGGGGCAAAGTTTAGGCTCAGACCAAATCAGCAATGCAACAAGTTGGGGCAACGTGGTAGAGGCTTATGCCTACTCAAAAATTCCAAGCGATGCTTTAGAATCAAATGCACGAATAGCATCTAAAAATAGAGAGAAACATCCTTCTTTAATGTGGACTGGCGCAAGCGACTTCGAAAGCGATACTTTAGTTGGAGACATAAAATGTCCATTTACAAGAAAGTCTTTTTGTGAGCAGGTAGATATTTATGAAGAAGTAAGAAACGGCAACATAGAGGCTTTTAAATCTGCCAAACCAGAGTACTACTGGCAACTAGTATCGAACTGCATTTTAGCAAACAAAGACTTTGCAATGGCGGTTGTTTATTGTCCTAAAGAAGATGACGTTTTAGAGATATTAAGCGAATTAAATCTTCAGTACGATGCTAATGATTCGGAATCTTTAAACAAAGCGAAAGAAAAGCTTAAGTGGTTGACTTTAAAAGAAACGCCATACCTTAAAAATGATTGCGCTTATGCCGATATTAATTATGTTAAATTCAAAGTTCCACAAGAGGATAAGGACTTTTTAACTGAGCGTGTAGAATTGGCTCAAAAAGAATTATTTAAACTTTTAAAATAAAGCAAAATGACTGAAACACAAATTAAGAAATATTTAGACAGCTTAATTGCTTATGAATTTTCTAGCAGAAACCCAGAAAGCGACGTAGAAAGAATTGGCGAACATTGGAACGAAAGGTTTGAAAACGAAATCCTGTTCTGGCGACTTTCGCTTAGAGTAGTACAATCTAATCTGTTGAAAATCAATAAGGATGGCGAGAAAGTCTGCAAAATGGTGGAAATTATCATTCCTTCTGATTTTGAAGTTTAATCACAAAAAAATTGCAAAAAGAAGCAATCGTTTAAAGCTAATCGAAACAGCTTTAAAAAAGGAAAAAAGAGCAGCGCAAAAGTTAGATTATTTTGCGCCTATTAAAGAAAATTAATTATATTTACAATCTAAAACATAATATTAAAGCAATGGAGTACTACAACACAACAAGCGAAAGCGGTGAGCAATTACAGGCTTTCAAAAAGAAAACCAAAACACAAACAGATAAAATACTGGAGTTCTTTAAAGACCAGCCAGCCGTTGAATACGGTGCAAGTAGAGTACACTTAGCACTATTCGGGAACAACACGCCAATGACTAGCACAAGGCGAAGTATTAGCAACCTTGTTAAAGATGAGAAGCTAGAATACTCTGGTCGAATGAGAAAAGGAAATTACGGAAGAAACGAAAAATTAATTAAATTAAAAACTGTTTAAAATGAGTAAACTTTATCACGCCAAAATTGATTTGGCAAAAATTGACAAAGAAAAAATCTTTGTAGGAAAAAAAGGAAAATACATTGATTTAGCTATCTGGATAAACGATGAGGAAGATAATTATGGAAACATAATGTCTATCCAACAATCCACAAAGAAGGAGGAAACAAGTATTTATATAGGCAACGGAAAGGAACACCAAAAGCAGGGGGCTAATTCTTCTGAGGAAGTCAAAAAAGATATTGAGCAAACGGACGATTTGCCGTTTTAATTATTTATTAAATGATAGAATTATCAAACGAGGATAATATGCAGCTAATGGCAAGGTATGAAGATAATCACTTCGACCTTGCTATTGTAGACCCTCCTTATGGGATAGATGTAGGAAATCAATCACAGGGTAAAGGTGGAGGTTTAGCAAAGAAAATAAATTATACTGTTAAAGATTGGGATAAATTTGCACCAAACAAAAAATATTTTGAGGAACTAATTAGGGTTTCAAAAAATCAGATTATTTGGGGTGCTAATCATTTTATAGATAAAATACCTTTTGGAAGTCCTTGTTGGATAGTATGGGATAAAGATAATGGTACTACTGATTTTGCTGATTGTGAGTTAGCATACACAAGTTTTAAAACTGCGGTTAGAAAAATAAAATGGAAATGGGCAGGTATGTTGCAACAAGATATGAAAAATAAAGAAGTTAGAATACACCCAACACAAAAACCTATTAAACTTTACGAATGGCTTTTAATGAACTACGCAAAAGAAGGAGATAAGATACTTGACACACATTTAGGAAGTGCATCAATAGCTTTAGCGTGCCACAATTTAGGTTACGACCTTACAGCTTGCGAATTGGATGCCGAATACTTTAAAGCTGCTCAAAAGAGGCTAAAACAACATCAGCAGCAAATGACAATTTTTGATGTTTTATAGTAAATAATTTATATTTTTGACGAATGATTAGTTGCGTTAATCAAACAACATTTTTATTTAACCCTTTTTTGGTGGACAGGACGCAACCCTTGAAGCCGAATGAGGGTTTTTTTTATACTAATAATTTATACTATGATTACAAAATTTATATCGAGAGGTGAAGAGGAATGTGAAATTGAGTTTTTAATAACTTCAAACAGGTTAAAAATTGAGATTGAACATTTTAATCCATATTGCCCACAGGAAAAGCATCAAGTAGAATTATCAAAAGAAGATTTGTTTGAATTAATAGGTCAGCTTTTACGCATTCAGTCAAAACTTAAAAACGATATTAAGTAATGGCTGCTAATAAAAAAACTTTCATCTTTTATTCCGATTGGGTAAATATGATAAGAGAGATGCCAGATAAAGACGCTGGAGAGCTACTAAAGCACATTTTAAGCTATGTAAACGACGAAGAACCATCAACGGACAACCTATTAGTTAAAATGGCTTTCGGTCATATTATGCCTATGCTAAAGGCTGATTTGCAAAAGTGGGATAAACAACTAAAGACTTATAGCGATATGGGTAAGAAATCAGCAGCTAGCAGAGGTAAAAATAAGGTTGAACCTACGTTAACCAAAGTTCAACCTACGTCAACTGTTAATGTTAATGTTAATGATAATGTTAATGTAAACGTTAATGAGAATAAAGATAAAGAGGCGGTTTTTAAAAAAACCTTGCTAACATTTCAAGAAAACTATACTTTAGAATTACTTGAAAAGTTCTTTTTGTACTGGACTGAGAAAAATCCAAACGGTAAAAAAATGAAGTTTGAAATGCAAAAGACTTTTGATATCGAAAGGCGGTTATTGACTTGGTCGAAAAACGAAAAAAACTTTAACGGTAATAGCAACGGAAAAATGACCCTAGAAAGAAAGCAAGAATTGAACAGAAATATTTTAAGTGAATTAATGGAGGGCAAAAAATGAGCAATTTATCAATCATAGAACGTTACGATTTTAAAAACCTTTCTCCAGACCTTACAAAAAGTCAATTAGAAATTATTAATGCTAGGAGGTCTGAAACGGTTAAAAGTTTGATTATAGAAAATAGTGCTTTGTTTTACGCTGAAATTTTAAAAGCGTTTGATTTGGCTTTAATGCTTGCTGGCCATAAGAAAGAAGAAAGCGACTATTTTAATCAAGTAAAGGCGTGTTCAAAGGCGTTAGAAAGTAATTTTAACATTGGAAAGTATGGAAGTATAACAGTCAATGAACTAAATATAGCGGTTGAAAGGGGTTGTTCTGGTCAATACGGTGAGTTTATGGGTATAAATTACGTTACTTTGAATAAATTTATTTTAGGCTATGTCCAAGAAATGAACGAGGCAATAACAAAGCAGCGACTCCACGAGGCTAATCTAAAATGGGATGCGCAGCAAGAAGAAAAGGCTATCAAAGCTCGTAAGGATTACGAAAAGAGTTTTGTCGGAATGATAGAAGCGGACAAAGCGAAGAAGAAAAAAGAACCCACAAAAATGGTTAATGATTACGGTTCTCAAAAGTTTATTCAATTGCAAAAAGAGGGAACGATTAACCTAACTGAGATAGAGGTAACCAAATTAAAAGAGCGCACTTTGTTAGCATATGCAAAAGAAGTTAGCGAAGCCCGAAAGCTAGTCATTAGAAAACGTGCAGCTACGACAGGCGATAAAATTAAACCAGTTTTTAGGTTGGACAACGAAGAAAGCGAGCGAGCATCGAAGAATAGAATATTTAGGTTACTAGCTTACAACGAATATTTAAAAGGGTAATAAAAAAAATGGATTTCAATTCTGATTTTAAATACGATTTAAAGGTAGGTCAAGTTGCTGAAAAATACCTTTCTGAAATTCTTAGTAATAAAAAGGTTGAAGTTAAAAATGACCTGCAAGCGCATAAAACTGGAAATGTTTTTATTGAGTATTTTTCCAGAGGTAAACTAAGCGGAATTTCAATATCAGAGGCAGAATTTTATTGCATTGTAATTCAAAAAACACTTATAATTTTGCCATCAAAAAACCTGAAAACTTTGTGCAGGAAATACATTGGCTCAAAACGAGATATAAAAGGAGGAGATAACAATACTAGTAAAGGAATATTACTTCCTGTGATTGACTTATTAAAATGAAAGGCTGGAGGAAATGCAAATTTAAAGGATGTCAAAAGGAGTTTGAGAAGTTAAGACCTTTACAAAGTACTTGCTCAGTTCAATGCGCTTTAAACCATTCTAAAGACTTAAAAGCAGAAAAGGAAAAAAAAGACTGGAGAAAGAAAAAAGCTGAGTTAAAAGAGCAAATCATTTCTTTGTCTGCATACAAAAAGCTACTCCAAATTGTCATTAACAAAATAGCCAGAGAAATAGACTTTTGCCAACCTTGCATCTCTTGCGGCAATCCAAAACCAAAGAAGAAAAACGCGGGGCATTATCATTCGGTGGGTGCTAATCCTTCGGTTCGGTTTAACCTTATGAATATCTATCTGCAGTGCGAACATTGTAACAGTTATTTATCTGGAAATTTAATTAACTACTCAAAAAATTTACA